CTGGAGGGCACCACTGTAGCGTTGGACATCCTTCTGGAGAACCTTGTAGCTTCCGGCGTGCTGGGTGTTCTTCTTGATAAGTTGCTGGACGCCAGTTTGGTATTGTTGGTTGGTGATCCGACCCCTCTCAAGTTGCTTGGCGAGAGAGTTAATCTTGTTCTCTAGCGTCTGTGTGACACGGCCAGCCCTCTCCATGTCCTTGGCACCAAGAACCTCCAGAATAACTTGAATGTCAGCCATTTGCTACCCTCATGTAAACCCCGTCGAGTCTCTTGATCGTTTCAAAGTCTCTTGCTTGGAGGGGTGTTCTAGTCAATTCTTGCCAAGCCTTCATTTCAGTATAGGTCAGAGGGTTAGGTCCACTGAAACCCGATGTCCTTGCAGAGTTCAAACGCAAAAAGGCAGACCAAATGTGATGCAACAGCCTAGGAAACTTGTGTGGGTTCCTTAATGCCTCTGGCTTCACTCCGGTCTGCCTCTCTACTTGCTCTAGATGTTCTCGGGCTGTAATCCCTTTGTCGTCGGGCTGGTTGAGGTAAAACTCATGTTCAGCCCATCCGAGGAGGTCGGACACTAACCCTTGGTAAAAACCTCCGCGTTGTCCTCAGACTCTTTGAGTTGTTGTTGGATGAATTCAGCTTTGGCATAGACCTCTTTAGCCTTTTCAACAGAGAACTCGACCCACTCACCACCCATGTAGATTTGCCAACCAACAGTGGTTTCTGCCATGACACCAATCTGATCTTGGTAAGCACCATAGAGGTCAAAGTCTTGTGTGGTGCCTTCTCCTTGGGCCTGATTGATATACTTGGCACTACGAGAGAACTGAGCCTTCTTGTAGTCCTCCGTGTGGGGCAAAAGGCGCTCAACCCACATGGGGTGGCCGTCATGCTCAAGAGGCTCTTGGGAAGGCTCCCAATAAGAGTTACCTTCCTCATCCTTTTTCTCGACAAGTCGGGGGTCCTTGAGGTAAGTCGTAATAGTATCAATTTGTGGGGTGAGGTCCATAAGGTCGGACATATCGGATGTTCCTTTCGGGTTATTGCTTGAAGTTATACGTTCTAGCGAATACTTACAGTTTATACGCTATAGCGTGTGTCGGGCTTTAGGTTTAATGACCGGAGGTGGCACCCGATAACCAACCCCCGGTCTACCCTCCGAAGAGGGATTACTAGAGGGCCTTAAGTTTCAGGACGCTCAATATAGAAAGAAGTATCTTCAGTGCTGTCACGAAGGGCACGGAACTCACAGTTCACAAGGCGGATACCTTGGCCTTCAAGAGGTGCGGTTGCACTGTTGATCTTGATCTTTGGGAATACGAAGTTATATTCGTTGTTGCCCGTAGGGTCATTCACAGAAACCGACAAGGCACTCTCAGTCTCGTCAAGGAAACGGTCCATGGTAGCGTCATCAAGGAAGTGAATGCTGAAGGAGCCAGTAACCTCCGTGCGACCCCTAACAAGGCATTGCGTAATGTCATCACCGATGATGAAGGCATTTTCAATGTTGTTGGTCAGGGTGAAGTCCAGAGACGTAATTTCTGCCGGACTGCCTGTTGCACCATTATCCCCAAGAAGGGTGCTGCCCGAGAGGGCATCAAACGGCTGGATGGTCCGGTCATAATCATCGACGGTCTTTCCAGTGCCGCTGATACTCTTGTCATAGCCCATGATACCGAAAGTGGCTGTGACCATCTGGCTGGGGGCGATAGAAACATTGAAAGTGTTGACAGTGCAACCCATGTAGAGTTGATACTGTGAAATGTCGGTTGCGGCATCCTCAAAAGTGAAGGTCTTGGGGGTAGAGCCAATCTTGAGAACGTCAGGGACACTACTGCCCGAAGTATCCCAAGTGCTGCGAAGGGCACTCTCAAGAAGAGGATCAAAGATGTCAGCCCGCATGTCCACGTTGACATCACCAGCAACACTTCTATTACCGTGACGCTCGACCTCATCCATAATGCTGATGTCGTTACCCGTGACAGCCTCTTTGGTCAGGTCAAGGGAGTGACCCGTAACGGGGATTTGCTGGAAGTTGCCACTGGGGGTAGTCCCCGCCGTGGACTCTACAATGTAAGAAAATGTGGTCCTGGAACCTTGTGCTGGACAAGCCATATGCTATCTCCTATTGGTATGTTTGCCAAGAGATTAGGACAGGGACCATATAGAAAGCGCCTTCAGTCCTACCTTGTTCTCGTTCTGCTGTTCTGATGTGAACGTCACAACTGGACGTGTTAATATCTGTGGAAGCCTCGAACTCGTTGAGGATACTTTCTGCAAGTGAGTCCGCTGTAGAAGGCCCTGGTTGGCCGCCCGAGGGGACATAACAGTCAACAACAAACACCCCTTGGTAGTAAATTTGCGGGTTAGGGCCTGTTACAGAAGGTTCCCTGCGAGTGAACAGAAGCCTTGGGGCGATGTAAGATTGGTTAGTAGGGGGGTCAAAAGTCCAGTTCTCCCAAGCGATGGTTGGTATACCAGACATATTGTTTAGTTTGCTCTCAAGGGCGGCTCTAATGTCTCTCGTAATGTCAGCCATGTTTATCCCTCAAAGCGTAAACTATATCCCTCAGCTTTGCGACTTTATTGGCGTGAGGTGCGCCATTGGAAAGAACAAACAAGGGTGAGCCACTAACTTCTGGACCCTCAAATATACTCAATTTGGCAATATCACTGAAGAGTTGTTCCCGACCTTCTTGACGTTTCGCTTCAGGGTTTGTGGCCTTAGGCTTGCCTCTAGATGTTCTTGACCTGCCACTTGAGTAGGAATCTTTAATTGACCAAGATGTCACAAAAGCGCCACTATAAACCGGGATTGTGGGTCTCGTAGCATCTACAGCAATTTCCCTAAGTTCATCCTTGACGGCCTCTTCAGCCTTGTCCCGAAGCATGTCCATCTTCTTTTCGAGAGAACCTCTGTTTACTCGGGCCTTCATCCTCTCACCTGACAGATATAAACCACAACCGTAGTATTGTTGCTGATCTCTTGGGTGCTAACAACCTTTACAGTGTCCCCAACGCCTTCGATCTTGTCACCCACGGCAGGGGTAGGAAAGGCCACACCTGAAGTATCCACGGTAGGCATAAGAACCTTTCTGTCACCCCTCACAATAGTATCACCGTCAACCTCATCAGAATTGTAATCAGCCATATACATCTTTATGGTATACTCATCTGATGCTGAACTTGAAGAGTAGGTTCCTGTGGAGGGGTCATAAGCACTAAGGTTATCTTGGATGAGGGTAGCGTTCCTGCCGCGACGATTAATGAGGAACCTTACGTTCTCAGCAGTATTCATCACCCTCGACCTCATCATTGTCATACTGACCGATGTAGAAACCCTCGGGGCGGTTGGGCAGCCTTCTGTTGGTCCTCATTATGGTCTTATTGATACCACCAGCAGATACACCCAAGGAAGCACTACTCTCTTTGTCAAGAGACTCAAGTTGTTTGCTTAGAGCACTATAGTGTTTCTGTAATTGAGAGTATTTTTCTTCCAGTTGACCATCAAGGTCCACATCAACATAACGGGCAAACTTCGCTGCAAGTGTCTTTGCAACCCAAGAAGCGGCAGCATACACCTTGTCACTCTCTTGGGAGAGTGCGAAAGTTATCTCTTCGTCTTGAACCTGTTGGTCATTGGTGTCTGTGTCACCAACAAGAAGGCGGACACTGTTTAGACGGCCTGAAGCCGTGGACACGTCCAAGTCTGTGGGGTCATAACTCCAGGCCAATCAATCTCTCCGTTAAGTTGCTTCAGTGTGGTCTTCTTCCAAGACTTGATCTCGGAAAGTATAGAACATCTCGGAGGCCCAAGGGTTAGCTCTTAGCCATTGCCGAATAAGACCACGCTGTTTGCTGTCGATAGAAGAAAACTTGCACTTCTTCTTGTCAAACTCTGCCTTGGAGCCTGTGTTTTTCTTGACCTCTGCGTTGACGAGGCGGACCAAGCTGTCAAGTCGCTTCCTGTTCATCTCGCTCAACCTGTCACCAACCTTGTTAGCAACCTCAAGACTCTCGTCATGGTAAAGTTGGTCGCTATTGTAGAGGGTAACTACAGTATCTTCGGGGACACCAATCTCGGCCCAAGGGAATTGCTCTTGAAATTTCCAAGAACGACCTTTCCAAATGATTGGCTTATACCGGCTTCGGACAAAAAGGGGTCTGTCAAACTGGATAGGGGGATTCATAGAAGAACCTCTAGTAGTTGTCGGGTTTCTTGGGGAGGGGCACCAGAATTACCCAGTGCCCCTCTTTTTGTTAGGCGATGATGTTCTCGACGTAAGTGCCGAGCGAAGGCCCAACCACTTTCATGTCATACGCCATCTTGCCTTGAACTTGCTCAGCAATCTGCTGGCGACGAAGGGCATCGTCAGTGAAGCTCTCCATCGTGATGCCCCAAGAAGTGCCGGGGACAGAGTTCCAAGCGAAGACCATACCCGAGGCCGGAGTATCAAGGCCAACACTGGAGGGGGTGTAGGTCAGCAGGGCCTTGTTCTTGACCATGTAGTCCTTGGAGGCGG